CGTGCTCTTGTTGTTCACCTTGAGCGTCAAGAAATCTTTCGCGTGACGATGTTTTTCAGACCAGCTCGATTTGCTGATCTTGCCCTTGTCGTACTCGCTTTGCAGATGCTTGACCCAGGCGCCGACAGGCTTGTCCTTCTCGAAGCCGAGCAGATCGTAGAACGTCCAATCCCAGGCGCCATCTGTGTTGAGCTGCAGCTCGTCCTCGAGTCGGCCGATGTAGGCGTGGGCCTCCTGCTCGGTGGCGAAATACTTTTGTTCGCCATCCTCGAGGACAGTCCTGGTATCAACGCACCAGGATGCCCAGCCCTTCCGAGCTCGCGACTTGTGTTGGGTGACATCTAGTTTCATCAGGCAGCCTCCTTCTTTTCGACCAACCACCAGAAGAGAGTCTTGCCGATGACTTTCGTTTTGGCTTCTTTGTTGTGGAGGAACCGGGTTTCCCAGAACTCCTCAAGCTCCTCGAAAGTGTCGAAAGTTTTTTTCGCGTATGTCTTGCCGTTCTTTTCGGCAGTGTACCCGTCACCGTCTTTGAACTTGGCAATGATTTTTACACCGTTGTCCGTCATGCAATCTCCTTCTTCCAGGGGTTGACGACTTTGTCCCAGAGATCGTCGTCGTAGATCATGTCATCGATGAAGTCCTTGAGCTCGGCGATGACAGCGGTCTTGGTCATCTCGTGATAGCCGGGCTCGAGGACGAAGGTCGTCAGCGCGTAGCCAGGGTGAACCCAGCCCGGCTTGAACATCAGATCGAGGACGCCGCAATCGAAATCACAAGCCTCGACCTTGGCCCAGCGCTTGGCGCCGATGGCCTTCTTGATGGCGGCGGGAGTAAAATCAGGCATGGGCAACCTCCTCTGCTGGCCGCGCCGTCACCAGGAAGGGAACGACGCCGAACTTGGGCGCCTCCTCCCAGGCCTTGGCAATGCCGGCCTCTTCCCGGCCGCGCCAGGTGAAAGCCTTGAAAGGCTCGTGGTCTTGCTTGACCGTCAGGTCAGGCCAGACCCAGATCTCGTGAAGCTCAACAGTCATCAGGCAGCCTCCTCATACATCAGACACTCAACACACTTGGTCTCGAAGAGCTCACACTCCTCGCAGCCCTCGACCGGAGCGCAAAGCTCAGCGAGCTTTTCTTTGACTTTGATGACGGCCCAGCCTTTGCCCGGTGTGGGCTTTAGTTTTTTCAAGGCGGCGAGTTTAGCCTCGAGCTTTTTGACGGTCTCAAACGCAGTCTTGGGCATCTAATCTCCTCTCAATATTGACCCTACATATCAAATATGGGGGCATATTATGCCAAGGTCAAGGGATAATCCCGCGCCCTGTCTTGATATCTTTGTGATGCGCTTGTGATGCGGGCACAAAAAAAAGTCTCCAAAAGCTAGTGCTTTCAGAGACTTACTGGAATCCGTGATGGCGGGAGTGACGGGACTCGAACCCGTCGAAACCATGCTCTGACATGCTCTGAAACGTAGCAAAACAATCGCTTACGTCCAAGGTAAATGTCATCGAGACATGCTGAAGGTTATGTCAGAGCACCTCGTTTGTGATGGGTTTGTGATGTCGCATCACAAGGATCTGTGATGCGCTACCGAAACCGCCTGGTCTTTTTCATAATGCTTTCGGGCTGCTTCGAGAACTGCTTGCCCTGGCGTTTCGCCTTGCGCTTGGCCCTGGTGGTAGCAGCATACTCGCCCGGCGTCAGGGCCTTGATCGCTGCCTCGGGCAGATACCGCTCGCCCGTGACCGAGCTCTTCTTGCCGCTTTTGGTGCGCCAATTTTGTTTGCCCCATTGTTTCAAACTGTGCTGAGGATTGTGCATTAGTTTCGATATCCCCCACCCCGTTTACGATATTCTCGGGCCAGCAGCTGCGCCTTCCGAGCACTCCACTTCCCACTGGCTGTCCCGTGGGTAGCCCTGCCCAGGATCGACTTGAACAGACGCTTTCTCATGCCTGGCTTGGTGTAGTTGCCAGCCTTGTTGACGGTCGATTTCTTCGCCATCACTTCTTCTTCATTGGCGGCTTTTTCTTGCCGGCCATCTTGAGGATGCTGGCCTTCTTGGCCTTGCTCAATCCGTAACCACCTTTGCCGTATGCCATCACGCTTTCCCTTTCTTGGATCTGTTGCGTTTGGAAATTGCTGCGCCTTTCTTACGAGCGTCTGCCTTCGAGCTCGCTCCCCAGGCGCGCAAGCTCAGCAGCAGCCTGGTCGGCCGGCCTTTGCTGTCTCGCTCGGGACCACGCATGTTGCCCATGCGGGACAGGAAGCTGGCGCGTCTAGGGTTGTCACCCTTCTTGACAGGCGCCTTGAGGTTCATCCCCTGGCGCCGAGCTGAAGCCCGGCCCTTGGCGTTGAGGCCGCCTTTCGGATTCTTGCCGGCCTTGCGCTGCCAGGCTGGTGTCTTAGCCACGGCGGACAGATCCGGTCATGCCGGCCTTCTTCGCGCCCTTGGGCCCGGCCACCTTGGTCAGTGTGCCGTAGACATAGGCGTCCGCCTTCTTGCCCTTGAGGCCCTTCTTCCTGGCCTGGGCCATCAAGCTCTTCTCGAGTTTCTCAGGCATCGATCAGTCCTTTCCGATAACCGTTTGTGCGGTCGTATGTGAGCAGCTCCTTCCTCGGTTCGTGGACATAGCTGCAATGTATCCAGCCGGTGTTGCCGCCCGTGTAACACTCGAGGATCAGCTGATCGAACTCGAGGTTGTCGGCAATCCACTGGGCGACCTCCATGTTGCTCACGCCAGGCACCTCAAAATCTGCCGCCTGGCCTTTCGCGTGTTGGCTGGTCGGCTTCGAGCCGATGGCGACACAGAGCTCGGGGCTGCGATATCCGCTTGTGATTGTGACCGGCCTATCGAAATGGTCCCTCACTGGCTGCAGGACGGCCTCACAGAGCCTCTCCAGGTGTTCGACCTGGTTAGGGTGCGGAGTATTGTCGATGCCCCTGCGAAGCGCCGTCTGGCTCTTGGTCATTTCGACCAGGCTAAAATTTTTAGACAGCTTCATTTCTTCGCCTTGACCTTTCCGACCACGCCCTCGAGCATCCCGCCACCGAAATAAAATGCCAGGATGGTGAGCATTGCTTCGCCCAGGTAGAAGTCATCGATGACCTGTTTGATGTCAGGGATGTTGGTCTTGCCCAGCAGGGTCATCACCAGGACAAGCGCGAAGGACAGCAAAAACGTGGCGGTGAACATCAGAGCCAGGTAGCGCTGGGCCACCTTAAATGGAGCGTAAGCTGCCATCGTGTCGATCTTGGCCTGGGCCTTGACGCGCTCCATCTCCTCGTCGGAGCTGTGGACATCATCGATCAGATCCATGCCCTTCTTGATGACATCGCCGTTCCCCAGAATCGATGCGAGAACTCCAAGCATTATTTCTTTCCTCCGAGTGTAGTGAATCCCATGTAGGCCCCGACGATGCCGGCGCCGCTGATGTAGAAGAGATTCGAGATATCAGCCAAAGCCTCGACCCGCTCGAGCGGGATGAAGAACATGGCCAGCGTAAAGGCGCCCATCGCTGCCAGGGTGAAGCGAGCCATCCGCAGCTGGGCCAGGTGCCGGCGCAGCTCGGTCTCTGTCTGCTTGATCTGCTTGCTGCTTTCGACCTCGGCATCGCTGACCAGGCCATCACCGTCGAGATCCCAATCGGACGCGAACTTGCTGTCACGCTCGAACTTCTTCTGTGTCACTGGCTTTCCTTGATGGCCTCGAGAACGTCATAGACATTGGGCGGCGGAGGCTGGTCAGGGTTCCACTGGCACAGGTATTCCCTGGGCTTCCATTCGCCGTAGTTATAGAACAGAGTCTCCTGGGTATTGTGGGCACCTCGATATACGCAAGCCTCCTGGCGCTTATCGAGCTTGATACATTTAACCAGGCGGCAGACGGTCATGTCGTTTGCCCAATCATTTGCCTGGGCGTTGTGCGCTTTGAGCAGCAGCACGAATGTCGTCAGGACAGCCAGGCAAGCGCCGATCATGACAACCCAGGCCACGATCTCCACGAACTTACGCCGGCGCTCACGCTGCGCGTACAGGGTTTCCTGGCGCTGCTTTCTAATACGCGCCTCAGTAGCGACCAGCTCGTTCCACTTGGACATGCCCAGGGTTAGGCCAATGAACTGGCGGAGCTCGTCACGCTGCTGCTGTGCCTTTTGTTTGGCCGCGAAGATCTCGAGAGCTTCTTGCTCGATGCTCTTGCCGGAGAACAGCTTCTTAAAGATCGGAGGATTCTTGGCTTCACGCTCTGCCTGGTCAAGATCCGACAAGCAGCTCATCCACTTCGACAGACTGCCGATCATGGACTCGAGCTCCTGACCAGCAGCAATGGCGCGCTTCACGGCGTTATAGCTCGCCGTGGCGCCGGCCATTAGCGTGACAGGATCCATCAGTACACCTTCACTTTCTTGGGATCGATGAGCTTAGGCAAGCAGTGGCTAGAGATCGCCGGCGACTGCCGCGCGATCCTGGTTGAAAACCAAAGGCACTCCTGGAGGTTTCTGAAGAAGAGGTCGTTTGAAACTGTTTTGCCCTCGAGCATGACGACGAGGACGAAGGCGTGGATCACTCGCTAAGAAGGACGCCGATCAGCAGGACGATGGTGGTGCCGGCGCTGCCGACCATGATCGTCTCGAGCCGCTTGACCCGACTGAGCAGCTCGATGAAGCGCTCCTGGGACACAGCCGTCAGCGTGTCCAGCTCGGCCTTGACAGATGTGACGGTGGGCTTGCTCATCAGTCGGCGTCAGCGATTGTCAAGTCACCGGCCTCGACCTGTTTCATTATTTCGTCGTAGTGACGGTTGCCGGGAGCAAGGGGTACATCCATTGTGGTGCCGTCTACAACAATCGTGATGCAGTGGTTTGAGCCATCACGTTCAATATATTGTGCGCTGGTTATATTCATCTCATCCATTTTTATAACTCCGCATCTGCAACAAAGTGACAATGCACACCAGAACCGGTGCTACCGCTTGACGACGACATCATGAAAGCATTTTCGCCTATGAAATGAGAATTGGCGGTTGAATTTGTGTGCGTAGTTACGCCAAAGTCTACACGAGAACATTTCCCAGAATTTCCTTGACTGTCGTACAACGTGATTGTTGGAGCAGACCTTTTTGCAGTTAAAAAGTTAATACCCATTGGCAATTCGCCAGTGGTAGTTTGCCCCGCTGCACCTGAACTGTGACGAATACCGTCGGTTGTAGCTGTTCCGGGGTTTGTTGTAGAACTATAACTTTTTTCGTAGTACCTCTGACATTTAGCCAAAGTCTCGCCATAGCTTTCCGAGTGGTCAAACGGCGTGGCTTTTTCGCCGACCTCAAGCTGCACTCCGGTGATGTACCATTCGTTGCTAGTGCTAGACCCCATATTTACAGCGTGACCATAAGACAGTTTGCCAGCAGCATAGGTTCCCCAGCTTGTATTGTCAGTTGCTGTGTAGTTTGAACCAGCCATCAAGGCCCAGAGTATTGTCAAACCTTCACCATTGTCGTTGTTAATTGTGCCGCCAGTATCACCTGCAAACGTGATTGTCTTGTATTCCCAAGTATCCGCACTGCTGATGGCGTAGGTAGAGCCAATAATTCGTCCAGAACCGCTGTCGCCGTCCTCTTGATATAACGCACAGGAGTATGTACCGGTTACGTTAGAACGCACATAAAACGATAAAGTTACCGATTGTGCGCCAGAAGTTCCGTATTTAAGTTGTTGAAGATTTTGTGCCTCAATATGGTGACGCACTCTCCAATACTCGTCTGCTGCTACCGCTGACTCCGCTGTTGTACAATCAATCTTGTAGCTGTTTGAAAAGCCGTCAGGTGCCGTAGTAGACTGCGCCTGTGTACCAGCTAACTCATCATCATTAGCCTTGCTTGAGTTAAATCTGTCTACTGAACCAAAGCTATTAATGTTAGTGCTAGACGTTCCCCGCTGCGCCACCTGCATCGCACCGTTGATGACGAGGTTCCTGCCTGTCAGGCCACCGGCATCTGCCGAACCGGCGAGGTCTGCGAAGTCTCTTGCTCTGCTCATGATGCGTTCTCCTTAACAGGCCATCAGGACACACGGCACGAGGTAGCTACCGTCGTCGTAGGTATGTGAAACTGTGGTGCTGGTTACTTTCGCAATGGTCTTGCTGCGAACAATGTCATCGCCCTGCGGCTTGGCAGTGCCGTCACCGGCTGACATCAACAAGTCGCCTCGTGCTACTGTCGTGCCGCTGGCAATGCGAATGACCATATCGCCGGTCATTGCGACGTTCATGTCGTTAAAGTCGTCATCTTCATCCCAGTTGACGAACACACCGGC